AAAATATTCAATGAAGTAATCAGTCGACCGACGAGATTAGTTGATCTTCACAATGACATGCCTGAAGTGTTTGAGTACGACGGATGGCAGATCAGCGTGCCGATAGAACTAGTCGGAGAGCAAGTATTGGCGAGTACAACCAATGGTTTAACAATGCGTTTAGCACTTGGAGGTGTCCTAGTAGGTGGAGCCTTGTACCTTGGTTGGAAGTGCTTCGGGAAGTATGGCCAGAGTCCATACCCAACGGCTTCAAAGAATTGGATGAGCAGAATTATGCAGAGATTTTTGATCGATAAAACCAGAACCTGTATAGCTGAGAACTGGTATCCAGGGAATGATCTTGTTGTCTTACCCGCAAGGCGAAACGACAATGGTCATCCCGTTTCAGGTTCAGTTCGTGACGCAGCCAGGAAAAGCATCTTTGCAGCCATTAGTGCAAAAGGTCTAAAAGTGTTTGAAGTTTCCCCAGCCAGTCAGACGTATGAATGTCCTGAACAATGTGATGTTCAACATTATGCCACAAGTGATCTACATGCCCCTGTTAGTAACGGGATCATAGATTCTAGCAGTGCCATCGTTATGATAGATGTTGACCACTTTGTCGATAACATGGACAAATATGGGGGGACCGGAAGACCTATGATCATGCATACTATACAACCACTCAAGGTGGCTGGCAAGGATGGAGACTGCCATTTCAGGATCAGTGGCAATGTGCTGGAGTACGAGGTTGGTGGTGGTGGGTGTTGGCGACATGAGGTTTGGGACTGGTGTGCTACCGGAGAATTTTTGGAATTTAGAGCCAGCCTCAATGGTTTTAAAGACCTTTTCCTCTGGTGTGCCGGTATAACTAAAAAGGTGCTACAAAAAGTAGTCGTCACTAGACCCTGGGAAGAGTGCCCGGACCGAGCTTTGGTCTGGACCCTGCCTCAGTACACTTACTATTCAATCGACTGGCTTCCAAAAGATCTAGGAGCTAGAAGACTCAAGAGAATTGATTTCAAGGATAAGATTAGACCTAATTGGAATTCACTTACCTTCGTTAACTCAGATGGGGAGTTGATGCTCAATGCCGGCCGGGCTGGTACTGATGCTACTTTCACCTTACCTAAAGCTGACGTTGATATGTTGATGGGCCTTGAATCATGCCAATCTGTTGGAACGAGATTATTGGCCTTGCGTTTTCAAGATCATGAAAGAATTGCACCCTTGGTTTTACAGTACTACAATGATAAGAAAGATCAAAAAATCGAGAATTTCCGCATAATGAGAGCAGCGAAAGCAATGGTCTATTGGCCAATCGCCGCCAAAACAAGCAACCCAAACACTAAAGCTAGAGCCTACGGAAATCCACTGGTTGTTTGTCCAAACCTATATCCAGACTTAAAGAGCTTGGAGACATTCTCAGTTTCTATCGACGAACGTATAACTTTTGTTAAGAATGAGAAGATCCCTGGCGAAAAGTATAGTGCGAGAGCACTTGAATTCGTCAAGTTGATTGTAGGTGACCACAGACATAGTGGCATACCATATAGTTATGAAACCACAATTGAAAAGTTGAACAAACCAAGTCAACAACTAATGCTGAAACAAATAATTGAGAGCGTGGATGCTCCAATAAAACATCAAATATCCGGATTCCTAAAGAATGAAGCCACCAACAAACCTGGCAGAGTCATATCGTCCTTTGCAGATTTTAGGTTCATATTAGAACTGTCTAGGTTTACGCTGGCACTCAGAGATGAAGTTCTCCATAATGAGCGAAACGCCCACTGGTTTCTACCTGGGTGTACTCCAAATGAGATAAGTAAACGTCTAAGAGATTATGTTGGTAATATCAATGGGAATCCCATCGAAGGTGATTATTCGAACTTTGATGGACGTGTTTCAGCATGGGCACAGAGGCAAGTTATGAATGCTGTCTTATTACGGTGGGTTAATGATCAAGACCGTGCCGCCGCTTCCACTCTTTTGGAAAAGTTAATTAGTGTGCCTGCTAAGTCAAAGACTTTTGGTTTTCGTTACACGGCTGGTCCGGGTGTTAAAAGCGGATCCCCGACCACTTGTGATTTCAACACGATAGCAAACGCTTTCATGATGTATTGTGCTATTAAAGACACAGAGATCAGTATCGATAATGAGACTGCCTTCCGCACCATTGGAATGGCTTTTGGAGATGATTCGGTTTTTGAAGAGAAGTATGCTGATGCATGGATGAGGACCGCGAAAGACATTGGCATGGAGTTAAAGATTGAGCCTTATTCACCAGAAATGGGTTTGACTTTTCTTGCCAGAGTTTTCCCTGACCCCTATAACACCGACACTTCCTTCCAAGATCCCTTAAGAACCATTCGCAAGTTAAATGTAACTACCCGCGACGTCAATGTACCGCTCGGGAGCGCGGCGATTGACAGGGTTGGTGGTTATCTTGTGACTGATGGGAAGACTCCAATAATCGGCGATTACTGCAACTTAGTCAATAGCTACTATCGCAGTTTGGAAAATTGTGAGAGTGATGAAAAGCGATTGAAGAGAGTTAGTAACCTAAAGGAGAAACCTTATTGGTCCTATGGTGAACACTCTGGTGAAATGTGGCCTCAAAAGGAAGAAGATGTGCCTTTAATGGAATTAATAATAGCCAACCGTTTAGGCATGGACGTCGAAAAGTTACGATACTGGCGTGAAGAAATACTAGCTTGTGATAGTGTTTGGAGTGTTCCGGCGTACGATTCAAACTTGAGTGAATACCCCTATAAAGGGGTTATCGCAGAGGATGGATTACCAACTGAGCCGGTGGACCTTCGTAAACTACAAAGAAACTCAGAGAATGTCAATCAAAGAATCCAAAACCGCAAAGGAGTTCGAGAAGATAACAACATGTGCGATAGAACTGGAGCGTCTAATGACAAACTTCATGAAGGAAATCCCAAAGGGTATTTCGGATCCACTGGTGAGAGACCTAGCGAATTACCAGGCGTGCGTAGCAAAGGCGGTTACAACGGTAACCAGAGCAAGCAACGCCCTGTCGCAAAAACCAGTGTTCATCCGAATGCTCAATGGCGAGCAGACCCCAACCAAGGCAGAATGGATAGTAAAAGTCCAAGAAACAGCAGTAAGCGTAATACGCAGAATGGACCCGAACGACAGGGGTTACGGGGAAGTTTTCCACAAGAAGTGGGAAATTCCAGTCAATCAACTGGACCCAATGGAGACTCAACGCACAGTGGAAGTGGTGGTAACACCGGAGCAGGTAGTAAGGAACCTCCCACTATGGATAGTCTTCGACGTGTTGGAGAAAGCAGTGGAAAGGGGCCTCATGGGAGCGGACGAACTAACGGCGTTAAGAGCAACAAAGCCGAAAGTTCTGATGTGCGGATTAACGATGGGGCCTTCATTGAAGGATCTCGAAAAGAATGAGGAGTAGTGAATCATCCAATGGATTGAAATTTTAGCCAAAGCAAATTAGATCC